TTTCCATCAACCTTTGAATTCTAGTTTCAAATACAGGTCGTTCAACAGTTTTCAACTCTGTGATAGGGATATTCAGTAAATTAGCATCAATACGTTCAGCGATACGTTCTTCAGACATTTCCATCGTAATGTATAGAACATTTTTACCCTGAGCCATAGTAGCCGCCGCAATATGACACATCGCTAACGATTTACCAACACCTGTGTTATGAGAAGAAACACCATTCGTATAGTACCTATGATTATCATGGTCAACCGTAATATCAACGATAGGAATCAACTCACCAGTATCTACGACATAACCGCTAACCCAACCATTTGGTGTAAGGAATTCTAAGGTAAGATCTACGATATCTTTAGCATACTGCCAGCCAGTTCTGGTTTCAAACAAATGAATTTCATTACATCTAACTGTATCACCATTAGCTAACGTAAGGACATACTCATCCCAAAATCCTTTATTAACAAAATTCGATACGTTAACCCAGCCATCTGGAGATGTTACCTCGATTTTATAATCTAATAGCAACTCTTTAACGTCACCGATGACAATATGCTTTTCAGCAACCCAACCTTGCTTACTGGTAATTTTAACTTCAACAGGCGTATCAGGGTGAACGCAACCTGCTAAGAAACAGTTTAAGGTTTTAAGACTTAACCCGCCGCCGGTAATTTTATTCATTAGCTCTAAATCAAACGGTATCTTAGTTTCAACATTATGGTAATGGTCGTATCGTTCAGAATAATCCAAAATATAATCATGACCAACATTTGTATCAAAAGATATCGCTAATGCTTCAGATAAAATGGAAGGAATAGCGTCTTCACGGAACTGTTTATCCTTCCCCTCAATAATCTTAATGGAATGTAATATAGCACCATAAACTGCTTTATCCTTACAGAATTTTTCAGTTTCAAGTAACAACCATTCATCATTAATATCTGTATTTTCAATTTTAGATACAAGCGCCGTTAAATCAGTTAATTCTTTATCATTTATGTCAGTTCTGTTTCTGATTTCAATATCAAGAATTTGCGGCGTAATAATCTTATTGAACTTGTTAAAGTAGTCACCAATTTCGTTGACTAGAATAGACTCCATTCTGTCAGAAAAATATTCTTTTTTGATGAATGGTAAGGTTTTTCTAGTAAACTCTTCATTGTAAATTAGATTAGAAATAATAATATCTTCAATTCGCATATCAATCCTATTAGGCTTTAACGGTTTCAATTCCTTGGGTAATAATATCGACCAAAATATCACCAGTTAATTTTTTAAACGTCATCAAATCATCATCAGGGATAACCCCTTCTTGTAAAATGTAATTGAACTCTAACATGCCACCCTCCTCATCCGGTATCTCAACAAACTTAACATCATCGTATGTAAGCACACAATAGATAGATTCTGATTCAGTTAAGAAGTCAAATTCTACTGCCGCTACTTCAGCGCCGGTTTTGTCGATATATAAAATGGGCACATAGTTTATCATAATTGTTTCCTATAAATGAAAAAAGCGTATAACGAATTAACATTATACGCCTTTCATAGTCAAAAGTAAAATTTAAATTTCAGTATCGATATCTTCTAATTCATCAACTATACTATCATCTGATATCATTTGTCCACAAGCAATTTTATAGGTATCTTCTACCCAAGATCTAAATTTAGCCTGCTTCAATACCGGTAACCAAAACTCTTTGTTGTTAGTTTCTTTAGCACGATATTTCTTTTCTTCTAACACGCCTGTTTCTAAATCAACTTTTTGATACCAGCCGTTGCTAGGCTTAATAACCGCGCCTGACTCTAAAGCAATATCTAATAAACCAGACCAAGTTGAAATACCACCATCCCAAGAAACATTAATAGGAATCTTAGATTTTTCTTTAACGAACCGTGACTTTTCAACATTAATGACAAAGTTATAGCCTACGACTTCAGTACCATCTTTTTCTTGCTGACGACCAATAATCCAAATTGTAGACGCTGAATAGTAAATACCCGTTCCACCTGATACAACCGCCTTACTATACATTTCTTGTGTATCATAAGTATGATTGATGGCAATTAACGGGATATCTTTAGTGGTCAAATATGGAGTAACCATACGGAATAAAGATTTTAATTGTTTAGCACGAGACATATCTGCCACAGATTTTTCATTCATAGCATCTTCTACTTCCTTTTTAGATGCTAAGTTACCTATGGAGTCAATAATGATAATAACCTTATCATTACGTTCGATATTTTTCATTTGAGCCATAATATCGAATTTAAGTTCTTCAACGTCCATAATAGGTGTATGAAGAACACGGCTGGTATCAATACCGAACGAACTAAAATAAGCCTGAGGAGAACCAAACTCTGAATCATAAAATAATAGGACTGATTCCGGATATTTGTCCAGATAACTCTTAGCCATCACTAACGAGAATGATGTTTTAAAGTGTTTAGATTTACCGGCTATAACGAATAGAGATGGAGTTAACCCGCCGTCTAATGAACCACTCAAGGCGATATTTAATGCTGGAACTGTGGTTTGAACCATATCCGCTTTAGTGAAGAATTTGGATTCACTTAGGATAGCGGTTTCTTTAATAGTGGAATTCTTTTTCAGTTTTTCTAATATACTCATAATGTTCCTTAATCAAAAATACAATTATAAATGATTTCACTTATAAAGTAAAGGTCTACTTTCAAGTACCAAACTTGGCAAAGTTGAATCTATTGCTTTTTGGTATTTTCCACTTTTCACGTCATATCCTGTTTCTGTTTTAAAGGGTTCATCTTCGAACCACCACCATTCGACACCCGCGCCGTAAATATCATTTGCCAAATAATTTGCCCAATCAGGCGCATCATTCCAGTGTGGTTTATTATTCATATTGCCTTAGTTGATATAATGATTTAATTCGTAAGGATTAGTATTTGTATCGCGATTATAAACTTGAATGTGTAAAGCTTTTTTGCTTGGTTTGCCGTCTTTTTCAAGCGCTAATGAGTGGCGAGTAGTGTCACCGGCTTTAGGCTTACCTGGACCAACAGTAATTTTGTTGTGCCATTCATCATCAGAAATGGTGTAACCTTTAGCGTTAGCCTGCGCTTGAGCGTGTTGAACTGCTGAAGTATATGTTGAGTGATGTAAAATGCTTGTATCTTTTTTAGCTTCGTTCAAAGCTTCTTCTAATACCGCTTCTTTAAATTCTTGGAATGTTGACATTTTGTTTCCTTACAGTTTGGTGTAACCATTTGACGTTTTAAAATAAAAGGCGTTTCTTGTTGTTGATACCTGTCTAAGGACGTTTTCTGTAAACGGCGCTAAAACAATTTCTACCATTTTTAACATTGAAATATAAATTTCATCAGGATCTATTTGGTCTAAATGATATTCATGCTCAGATTCAATGTATTGATAAATATCCCAGAAAGAATCATTCAACCCGTATTGCTCAAATTCCTTATACAAGTTTTCGAACCAAATTTCATGAATTTTTCCAGCATATTGTTTATATAGCTCTTTATATTTTTCAAGTTCAAGTTCGTTCATTACAACTTCATTAATTATTCCTCCATGAGCTTCAGCCGCCGCCTTTGAATCGAAAGAAGTGAGTTGACCGTTTATAGAACAAACCCAATTTAATATAGGTTCAACCTCAGCCGGCTCTTCACCGGCTAACTCTATACATTCATCAAATGGTACATGTTTATGCATAAATTACTCGTCAGTTGCCCATGTATTATGGATTTCCCATATCGTAGAATTATCTAAATAATCTCCACAGTCAAGATCATTTTGGTCGCTATGAAAATAAATAGATCCTGCAGTTAAAATAATTTCTAGAACATGATAATCTTTTTTGAAATCGCCATCTTCAGATTTATGTTTTTCAACAACCATAAAAATGATATGTTGTTTATTGATTAAGATATCGCGCCCGTCTTTAGTGAAAATTCTTAGTTTACTTGTCATAATTAAATCCTATAAAAGTTAAATGCCATAATAAAATTATACTATGGAAGAGGTAAAAAGTAAAGCTTATTTTCTAGATAATTTAGACATATTCATAGAACTTGGTCTACTCGCAGGCACGCTAGGTTTATATGAACTGGTCGAGTTAAATTTGCTCGTATCCATATAGTTTTTAGTAGAAGTTACCGGCGCTGGTGTTACTGGGGCAGAAGTAGGTGCTGGAGTAGGTGCTGTTTGATTAATCGTAATGTTTTTTGTTACATTAGTTACATTTCTAGAACTGCTAGCATAATCTCTATTGTAACTAGGACTATGGTCGTTATTTGAACTACTACCAGAATTTGCTATAGCATGACCAATTAACCCGCCTACTAACATATTCGTCATAGTATTATCATGCTGAACGATAGGTTGTTGCGCTGCCGCCGGCTGTTGAATAATTACAGGAGCGGCAGGTTGTTGAATAGGTTGCGGTGCATATTGCTGTTGAACTTGTTGCTGTTGTTGAATAGCATTTTGTAAATCTTGTCGTTGCTCAGCAATTTGTTGTTGCTGTTGCGCAATAATCTTTTTTTGCTTTTCTTCTTCAGATTCACCACAAGCAGTTAATCCAAAAAGTAATAATACTATCGCCAGTTTTTTCATAGTTTCTCCTTTAAAAATCCCAAAATTCGTCAATTTCTTCACCATTCAATTTAGCCACGCCGCTTCTTAATGTTCTAGCAGTTTTTCCTAATACAAACGAATCATCAGCGCCTACCTCAAACCGATAAATGAGACCAGCATCTCCACCACAATCAACAGATATCATAGTTCCATTTTCAACATAACCAATATATGTAAAGCTGTATTTATAATATGACGCAAATTTAACCCTAACATCAGCATACTTTTCTTTAAATTCTTCTTGAGTTATTTCAGCCATATTAATCCTCGTTTGATAGTGTTAGCTTACCCGTAAACGGTAACCAATCTGGAGAATAGTTAGAATTGGTTGTACCAATACTTAATGTTCCACCTAAGCCAGATTTTAATAACGTCCCATAGGTTTTGTTTATGAATAAAACTATAGCGCCCGTTTCTTGATAAATACCAAGACAAGGATATGTAACTACAAAATCATTAACAACTGTTTCAACTTCAGATTTAATTCCCATCATTTTCTCCAAACTTTTCTTCATTAGCTTCAACATACATACAAACTTCTTCAGGAATATCTTTAAGTAGACTAGCATATACACCTGAAGTAAACATACTCATACCATAAGATTCTTTACCACAGAAATAAATGCTACCAGACTCATTATGTATTTCGTAAAAATTGGCATTGTCAACGATTTTTGTAATGCCGCTACTTAACCTGTAAGAATCACCACCGTAAAACCCACCACACCATGAACCTAATACTTTTCTAATAGTATATTGCGGTGTTATGATTTTAATTATGACCCATTTATCTGGATTATATTCACTCATTGGAATCCTTATCTTTGTAATACTTATAAAGCCTAACGAAATGAGCAAATCTGATAGGTTCTTGCTTATGATTAGGCAGTTCCTTAAACATCTTTACCATTTCGTTATAGATTAACTTCATTTCATCGTCACTCATCTTCGTTTATTCCACATATTTTTTGTTGGTCAAATAACATTGTTATCTGCTCATTGTCCATCCAGTCGCCAACGTTGAGAAAAGAACAATACCCATTTTCCTCATAATTTTTATCTTCATGGTAACTCCAATAAGGACAAGCATTAATCGCTAATAACCCATTTTCAGTTTTTTCACCGGTAAACGAATAACAATAGTCACCCGCCGGTATTAATGATTCGTCTTTTTCCATTTCTTAGCCGCCTTAACCGGTTTAACGTCACAACTCTCGTTGAGTTTAACATATCTCAAATAGGAACACTTTTTATGTGTAGCATAAAAAAGCTTTTGCTTGGCTTCAACTTCAAGTAGTTTTTTAGATTTACATAATTCCATAAGATTCATAGGATCTTTACATTTACCAGATGAATAAAATGTAGGCGCTTTTTCCCACTTAGATTTTGGAATATCATATTCAATATCAGGGTAAACCGTATCATCAGCAAATACGTTTCCTGTCAACAATAGCAATAATAATACTTTTTTCATTGAAAGTAAAGCCTTAGAGTCGTTTAGTATAAATTTTAATTTATTTGTGCCAAGATATTGTAATAATTTCTTGAATAGGACAAACCGAAACGACATAACCGTTATGCCTCAACATATCACATAATGAGTGAATCAATTCTAAAGATAACGCAATAGGAAATTTATAATGCTCAATATCTAAAGAAATTAAGCCATTTTCAGCGGCGTTATTAATAGCCACCTCAATAGTAGGGATACATTGGTCAATCAATTGTTGCATTTCTGCTTCACGTTGCTTAATAGCATTATTTGATTTTTTTCCTGCTTCTTTAGCCGTAATCATTATTTGTCTCCTTCAGGGATTAATTGCCATTCTAACCAATAAAAATGGTTATTGTCTTTTTCACGAACATTCCAAATACCGTGTTCATCAAAGTAATAGTTGAATTCTTGATTAAAATCTGCTTCAAGTGAAGTTTCGTAATACGATTCATAATTTTCGAAATGGTTATAACCCGTGAAACCTAAAGCGTCTTGGAATCGGCATTCTTCTAACGTAGCGCCTAATGAAAATAAATCACCTTTCATAGCAAGTTCTTCAGCTAATGCACGATTGTTATAGTTTTCAAACAACAATCTGCCGTTGTGCTCAACTGAGCCATCCCAGTGGCAGAACACTTGGATAATAGAACCGTCATCACATAAAACCGCTATAGAAGAATTTGTAGACATAATATACACTCCGAATAATTTAATTAAGGTTTAACTTCATTAGACTCTATTATACTTGATTATTTTCAAAAGTAAAGCTTTTTTTAATTTATTTTTGAATTTATTTCACGGATGAAAGGAGGAGGATCAACTTGTTTCCAGTTGTGTAAGTTAATTTTAGATTTAGCATAATAGTTACGGTATGACTGGAGCGAGTCACCTGGTACAACATATTCTACGGGCATAGCCGGCGTTGGTTCGGTGAATAATTTAGTGGAAATATTAAATGGAGCATACTGTAATTTATCAACTAAGCCTATACGTTCACATTTATGAATTTTACCATAACGATAGGTATATTCTTTACATAATTCAACAAGCAGAGAATGTAACCACTGATAATTTTCAAAACCGTTCCGCGCCCAAATAGCTGACGGGTGGTTAATATGAGTAGCAGCATACAAAATATCTTCATATGAATTGTTAAGTTTCCAGACTTTTTTCTTACGACCTGAAGCAGAAACACCAGCAGTTTCAACGCCGTCTAGAACACGATGAGCGGTAGATAATAACTGGGAATATTCCAGTATCATTTTGACGACATGCTTATCAACATGATATCTAGCGCAGATAGATTGGTCGTAATCAAGATAAAAAATATTCATATTATTCGCCTAAAAGTGATAGAAATTTATATTCAGTAATTTTGCCGTTCAATAAAGTATCTAAAGCGCCTAACCTAGTCAAAGCAGAAAATGTACGTTTTAATTCATAAATATCAGCAGGAGAAGGCTCATCACCTAATGTTAAAATTTTAACATGAAGAATTGTATATGACGAATGAAAGAAATTACTAGCATACATTATATCCTTTTCACGCTGAGTCAATTCAACCAATTCAAATAATTTTGTGAATTGTATATCTTTATCAGCAAATGGTTGATCCCACGAATTAGGATTATTTTGTTTATAATACTGATTGGTCAAACTCATGGTTTCAGAATTGCTTTTTGGTTGGTCTAAACTAGCGACTAAGCCTAACGCTACATCAAATGCAGATTTCATAATACACTCCAATTTACGGTTAACTTTAACTTACAATCTATTATACCTTAATTGACTCAAAAGTAAAGCTTTATTTTATAGCCAAATAATATTTTTAAGCGCTTAACCTCAATTCACGCCCGACTATGCTATTATAGGCTAATTAGGGCAAAAAGTAAAGTTCTATTTTCATTAAATAATTCTATAGCAATTTATATTGAGGATTTATGGATTTAAATAATAATACTGGATACAACGGCAACCGAAATTTGAAACGAATTGGATTGCCAATTGAATACGCTCCAGACCAAATTGAAGAATATGTTAAATGTATGAACGATCCTGTCTACTTTATAAGAACATACTGCAAGGTTGTTTCATTAGATAGAGGTTTTGTTAATTTTGACTTGTACGACTACCAAGAAAGATTCATTACTGCTATTCATAACAATAGAAAGGTAGCTGGAATGTTTAGTCGTCAACAAGGTAAAACGACAACATCTGCCGCGTACATATTACATTACGTCACATTTAACCATTATAAAACTGTTGCTATTTTAGCCAATAAAAGCGCCGCCGCCCGTGAGGTGATGAGCAGAATTCAGTTGATGTTTGAAGCCTTACCTATGTGGCTACAACAAGGAATTGCTACGTGGAATAAAGGTGATATTGAATTAGAAAACGGATCTAAGATTTTCACATCTGCTACGACAGGATCTGGTATTCGTGGTAAATCTGTTAACATGCTATACATTGATGAAATCTCATCAATTCAAAACACTATTGCTGAAGAGTTTTTCACTTCAACTTACCCCGTTATTTCTTCTGGTAAAGATACCAAAATCTTAATGACGTCTACACCAATTGGTTACAATTATTGGTGGAAAGTTTGGAACGAAGCTGAAAATGGAATCAACGGCTTTTTACCCTTTAAGGCTGAATGGCACGAACATCCTGAACGTGATGAAAAATGGGCGGCGGAACAAAAGGCGTTTCTTGGTGAAGTTAAATTTAATCAAGAAGTATTATGCCATTTCCTCGGTTCTGCTAACACTTTAATTGACGCTACGACATTAGGTTCATTATCACCTAAGCCGTTTGTGTACTCAACGCCTGACGGCTTAGATATTCTAGAAAAGCCTATAATTAACCATTTCTACGCTTTAGTGGCAGATACCTCTGAGGGAGTCGGTGGGGACTTCTCAGCCTTCGTTCTTATTGATATTACAGTTTATCCCTTTAAATTAGTGGCTAAGTATAAAAACAATAAGATTAGTCCTATGTTATATCCTAACGTTATCCACAAGGTTGCATTAGAATATAATAGCGCCTACGTCCTAATTGAGATTAATAAGTCCCAAGAAGTCGCTATGATTTTATATGATGAATACGAATACGAGAATATGATATCAGTAAAGCGCGGAGCAAAGGGACAAGTGCCGGTTGATGGTGGGTATAGCAAAGGCTTATTAGGCGTCACCACCGATAAAAAAGTTAAACGTCAAGGATGTCAAGCCTTAAAATCTTTGATGGAAGAAAAGAAATTATTGGTTTTTGATACAGATGTGATTGGTGAGTTCACCACCTTTATCGAAAAGAATGGTTCATTTGCCGGAGATTCTGGCGCTCATGATGATTTGGTTATGTGCTTAGTATTATTTGGCTGGTTAACTTCAAGTGAATACTTCAAAGATATGACTAATATGGATACAAGAAAAGAATTATATTCTGCGCATATGGATATGATTGAATCATCTATGCTACCGGTTGGATGGTTAGTTGATGGCACAGAGCAACCACAATATGTAAATTTTTAGGAAAGATATGATTAAGTTTAAACAGTTTAGAGAACAGCTCGACGAAGCCAGAAAGAACCCTGAGATGAACCCTAAAGTCTCGGCATATGAAGCTTTGTTACCGTATAAAGATGACGATAACGCCTTTATACATTTTACCAATTTGAACAAACTTGGCGTTAACCCGTTATCTGGATTTGAAACTCCAGTCGGTGTATACGCTTACCCGCTAAAACAAGTTTGGAATTTATATAAAGTGGATAAAGCAAAATCTTTATCTGTGTTACCATTTGGTTCTGATAGAGCCTATATTCAATTATTCAAATGGAACGGCAAAGGTAAATTAGTCAGCGATTTAAAAAAGGATTATACGAGCGCAGATTATGATTCTGATATGCGTAAGTTGAGAACAATCTATAAGGATATCCAGTCTAAAACTGATACGAGTAAAGCATGGAACGCTTTAGTGAAAGGTGTGTTTAAGCATAAACTTGAAGTTCCTGATGATTTTGAAGAAGGGAAAGTTGTAAGTCTAGAAAACATTCTGGGCACAACATTTGGTCGCGGTTTAACTAGACATAGCGATGTAGCACAAAGTCCAAGAACAAAGCCTATTTTTGATGATATATTGAAAGCCGGTAGCGCTTACATCAAAGATAAATCTGACGCAAATTGGGATAAGTTCAGTAAGAAATTCGAAATGTACCATATTGAACCACCGCGTCGTGGTTTATTTTTAATGGTTAGTCAAGATGGTCTTGAGTTTGAAATTAAAGATGCCATTAGCAACTCTGGTAAATATAAAACATGGGAAATAAACGTAAACAAGCCGGCTATTTATAGGGAACTAAAACCACTTCAAGACGCATACAACAATTCTTTATTTGATGTTGATGATGTAATTAACGCCGCCACGGAACAAACTAGAAACCCATCTCCAGCAACATGTTTTTGGAATGTAACTCGCTGGTTATCTAATTATGGAATAAATCCTGGACTTAGAAGATTCATTAGTGATGTTCTATTATCTAAAGATGCTCACGGTAAAAAACTTCAAGCGCCTACTTTAGATACATCAGAAATAAAAGCCGGCTCCAGACAATGGGGAAGTTTGTTACGCAAACTAGGTTACGCGGGATTTGTTGATAGACGTGCTGATGGTATTATACACCCTGCTGAACCTTGTCAGGCTGTATTTACCGGTATGGAGTTTATTGAATTGATTGATACCGTACTTAATAAGGATTATACCAAACTTAAAAATGATGAAACTGTCACCCTCGAAAATTTAAGCAACGCTTCTCATAAAGATTTGATGGATTATATTAAGGATTGGAACGCTAATGCTATTGACAAAATTGATATGTCTTATTTAAAGATTATAAATGACTCAACAGATTTAGCAAAATTGGTTGTTGGTATGATGATTAAAGGCGCTACAACGACAAAAATAACCCAAGAAATTGATTACA